ATTGACTTTGACTACGTATGAATCTTCTGGTGGATTGACTACAAACCTTTGGTAAGTTGGATCCAGCAGATCCTGGGCATTAAACGAGATCCAGATCTCACTGCCTGGAGCTCTTATGGTCGGAATAAGAGTATCGTAACTGACTGAAGTGATTTTTTCTGCTTCTTCGAGCCATACCACCTGGATTCCTTCCATTGATTTGATCTTGGTGATGTTTGATCTGAGTCCTTCAAAGCTAAACCTGGATCCATTACGACCAATGATCTGTGTCTTTTGAATGTCAAAGAAATCTTCCAGGCCCATTCGCTCGATCGTATCAGCAAGGAGCAGCAGCACTGAGTCATTGATCGACTTCTGGATCTCCCTGGCGCATAAGATCCTGGTCTTTTCTCGGTAAGCTCTCATGATCAAGAGCTGCGCGATCGTCCAGGATTTGCCAGATCCTCGCCCTCCATGTGCTACTTTGTATCGATGAGGATTTAAGAAGGGTTCAAACTTCTCAGTGATTTGTATGCGGAGCTTCGTCGTCGTCATAATGATTGAGATCGTGATAATGAACCATATCTACTATGGCTTGATAACACCAGGGACAAAATGCTACTTCAGTGATCCCAAAGTAACCTTCGATTCCACCATCCATTTCGTCATATTCACTGGCACAAACATTGCATGTATGCTCTATCGAAGCCATTGCATTTGATGAATGATATAAGGAGCGTAACCAATCCAGAAACCTAGAAAGATCCCAAGGTAAAGTTTGTTTATGGGTTGCTTATGGACTTCCACTTCGATTGGATAATCCACTGGTTGTTTGATCAAAGGCTTAACTCTTTTCATTTCTTAATATCTCCACTTGTATGGTTGCTGGCATTGGGTTCTCTGGATCATTAGACATGACTTGCTTATCTAGTCCATGGATCCTCGCTTTGACGTTTAAAGCTGATATAGCTGCCCCAGGTTGGCCCAGGGATCTAGCTAATTGGCGATCCTCGTCAAGTTCTTTTGATAGTGATTCGACAGTCACCTCAAACTTTTTTTGTAGCGTTAATTGCAGCTCACCGATTCTTGTTGCAATCTTGGTGTTATCGAGAAGCGCTACTGCATTTCTATTTATCGAAGCTCCTTTCATTTTTTGACAGTCATAACTCTGCCTATAAGCTTCACTTGCATTTCCTGTTTCAATATAGGATTTGCAAAACTTTTCTTGCTTTACTGTTAATTGGTTCATACTTTTGCCCACCACTGATCCTCTATAAATTTATATTCTTTATCCACACTGATCATCAAACGATTGATCACTTCTATTACATCTTCCAAAGAGTAAACAACTTCAACATGACCGCCCGCAGCTCTGATCCTTTCATGAAATTCAACCTGGACTTTGCTTAACCTTCCCTTCGGAGAGTTTGTTTTAGGCTTTTTAACTTCCAAACCAATATATCTGCCAGAGTGAACGATCGTTAGATCTGGGACACCAGGCTTAACTCCTTCTCTCTTCAGTTTTGTCCCGGTCCTCAGATTTCTGCTGCCACCATTTGGAACTGCCCAATAACAAATGCCTTGAAGATCTAAATAATCACATATTGCTTTTTGGACCTGGTGCTCAACATCTGCCACTATTTTTTCCCAGGCTTCTTTGGCACTGTAGTTTTTGCGATCAACTCTTCAAGATCTACTTGCCAAGGATCTGGCCAAACTCCAGAATGCTTTTCAGATTCTTCAATTCTTTTTCTAATCTCCAACAATGCTTTCTTCAGCTCGTCGCTCATGCGCTTCTCCTATTCATAAAATAATTAATAATGTTTTTCTGGTGATCGTCTTTCATTTTTTCGATCTTCTCTCTCCTGGCTTCTTGCTCATCGTCACTAATATCTAGCCACTGAGGTTGACAATGAAAATTAATCATCATCTGCGATTCTTGATTGGTCCAACCTCGATGCTGTTTGTTGTAGTTCTTGAACCAGACCTGGACATAACCAGGTACTTCACTTTTAGGATGATCAAAAAAGAAACGATACTTGCCTTTATCATCAGCATTCATCCACATCTGAGCATAGTCTTTTGTGGTTTCTCTTTTATCCTCCAGGCCTTTGTTAAGCTTTGGTCGCCCGCCACAATATTCAATAAACTTAGGAAGGGATGGTGCAAATTCTGATCCAGATCTTCTCACCAGTTCGATCCCATGTAATACATCCACCATGGGGATCCCAGATAAACCCTTGGACCACTCCTCGATTAAAAAGTTCATCCATTCTTCATCATCATCCATCTTTGCAGCAAAAGAAGGGAACATCACTTTCAAAGTTGATATAGCTCTTGCTGCTGTTTTTTTCTCTTCTGCGATCATCATCTCGCGTACTCCTTCAATAATTGATTTCCAGCTCTCTTTGCTACTCCTGGAGATCTTCGCCCGCCTTGATCCTGTTCTTTAGATAACCAGGCATTGACAAACTTCTTGATCCCAGTTTTTGTTTTACGTTTCGTAGGATTGCCATCGATCCATCCCACCATATTGCGCAGCTCTTGCTCCACATTAACAGCTGGGTAAAGATCTCTATACTTTACGAGATCATCTTCAAAGATTGGAAAGAGGGATTTATCATTGAGCTGCAACCTAATAAAGACATTAGCATTATCATTTTCATTAACATTATCATTAACATTTACATTAGGTTCGTTCTTGGTTTCCTTTTGGTTATTTTTAGGTTTCTCTTCGCTTTCTTCTTGCTTTGGCCTTCCACCTTTATTTCCGTTCTGCCATTTCTTATAGTTGGCTTCGAGCTGCGGTTGGATCAGCTTAAACATTGCAGCTGCCATCGGTCCCATATCAGCATTCTTATGATCCAAGCCAAACTCAAAGATCGCCCTGTAAAGCTCGAGCTCCTGGTGATCATCCAAAGCTTTAGCAGCTTCATAAAAAGATCTATAGAAAACGATCGAATCTCTTTTCGTTTTCATTAAGCTTCCTCCGGTGGATATATATCTGGCCTGGTGTGATGACGCGCAACTTCTCCGCCAGTAGCTTTCTCCAGGTTAATCACATGAATGTCAGCCACTCTCCTCTGTTTATGCGCCCACAATTTCACAAGTGGAGTAGAAACCCCAAGCTCCTGTGCTATACTTCCCCAGATCTCATTAAGGGACCTGTAATTGCCGAGTGCTTTTTCTTTTCT